GCGTGATGGCTCGCGTTCGTCGCTTCAACTTGGCGGAGGACAACATTCTGCTTGCGCGGCGCAAGGCCGGCGAAAGCTGGGTGAAAATCGCCAAATATCTCGAACGTCACGAGTGTTCAGTCCAAGCGCGGCACAGACATCTGACCGACCCGATTCACACCTCGACGTCGGTCGTTTCGAGCCGCGCAATGAGGAGATGTTTAGGCCCCCTGTGTGCTGGACTCGACAAAGACTTCATGTCGGATCATCCGGGGAACCGTATCTGTCCGAATTGCGCGAAATCCGATCCCCTGCAATCGAATTCATTGGGGTGATGCGATGTGGTTCAGATTTTACGCAGAGGCACTCAACGACCCCAAGGTCCAACGTCTGGACGGCGAGACCTTCAAGGTCTGGGTCAACCTTTTGTGCCTCGCAAAGGCGCACGACGGAACCCTGCCGGATATCCCCGACATTGCGTTCGGGTTGAGGAAATCCGAAGGGGAAGTCGAGACCCTCTTGCAGGCCCTTGATGACGCCGGGTTGATCGAACAAACACCCAACGGTTTGTCTCCTCATAACTGGGACAGCCGGCAGTATGTCACCGATAATTCTACACATCGTGTGCGTAAATATCGGCAGAGACGAAAGGATGCAGGCCTCCCAACTTTAAGCGACTACTCAAAATTTAGGCCAGACCTAGTAGCTCGGGATGGAGAATGTTGTGTGTATTGCGGTGCCGTGGAAAATCTGGTTGTGGACCACATGATTCCCCTCGCGCTTGGAGGAGATGATGACCTTGAAAACCTCGCTCTCGCTTGCAAAGAGTGTAACAGCGGTAAATCTGGGCGAACGCCAGAATTGGCCAATTTGGACATTTTGACCCCAAGCGCAAAACACGCCTTAACACGTTACCGTGACGCCCGAACAGGTGTAACGGTTACCGAAACGCCCCCAGAGCAGAGTCAGACTCAGAGTCAGAGTCAGAAACAGAGTCAGACTCAGAAGGGGGTGAGGGGGAAGACCGCTACGCGGATCCCTGATGATTGGTTTCCTACTGAAGAAGATTTTGAGAAGGGAAGAGAGAAAGGTTTCACCGATGAAGAAATTAGGGAGCTTGCTGACGAATTTCGAGACTACTGGTCGTCCAGAGCGAAGGACGCCAAGCGGGTCAACTGGTCGGGCAGTTTCCGAAACCGAATCCGCATGGTCGCCGACGACCCTACCAAAAGTCAGAACAGCAACGACATTGCGGCCCTCTACCAAGCAGGCATTGAAGCCCAAGGTTGATGTGTCGGATCAACCAATCCCGACAAAGAGCCTGATGGTTTACTTGCAGAAAACGCATGATCAGGCGATCAGTGATAAACGCAGGGCAGGCTGGAACACAGCCCGGTTGAAAATATTTTACGATGAATACCTAGAAGATCTAGGTCGCTACCCAGAGTGGCAGATCGACCTCGGTTATCAGCATTGGAAGCGCTACGGTCCATTCTTTTTCCCGGCCATTGGTGAGTTCATCAACCATATCGAGGCGGGGCGCCGGGAGTGGATCTCAGGCTGACCCAAAGTAGGGGAAATCTTTTCCCGGAAATCTTTTCCCGGAAATCTTTTCTGGTTTTTTTTCACGCAAGTCGTGGTTCAATTCGTTGTCAACAGGGAGGACACTGAAAATGTTAAATGATGAAACGAACGATGGAACCGTCGTTGGGCTTCCGCTGCTTTATCCGCAGTTGGAGGAAATTACTCCAGAGCTAATTCAGGGGCTCAGGATGTTGTGTTGGGTTTCGGACCGGGCCTGCCGGGGCCTCGAACTGCGCGAAGAGGTTGATGAAGAGTTCGACCTTGAGTGCGAGATCTTGGAGGAGGACATTCCGTGGTTGAAAGAATTTCGCCGGCACCTCGTCAATTACGTTCGCGCCATGGCTTTCGGTCTGTGCGCCAAGAAACTTTGTCTGGCCGAAATGGGATTGGATCGCGACCCAATCAACCCAAACAGCGCCTATCGCCGCTTGGTGATGAACGGGTTTTACGAGGCGCAGCACACGAACGACACGCGGGGCTACGTCACGAGCGGTGTTGCCATTTCGCAAGTGAAAAAAATGGGTTCGACGAGAACAAAGAAATCGTTGCGAACGCTGCTGCGGTCGCATGTCGAAAGGGGTGCTTTTCAGGAACTGCAAACCAGTCGTGATCAACGACTGAGACACATCATTCCCTCCTATCAGACGCGTTTGGCGTATGAAACTGCGGCGACAACGTACTGTTTGAGTATGGCGCGGTTCGACCGCACCTCGGGCAACGACGCAGCGGCCGGGGTGGACAACATCGCGAACATGGCAAACCAATGGATGGAGAAGAAATTCAAGATAAATTTTTTGGAGGGGAAGGTTCCCCCGTTCGCTTGGGACAATCGGGTTGTCGGTTTAATCGATATTGATGAAGAGGTCGGTGACGAAAGTGATCCTGATCCCGAGGCAGTCGAGGTGTGATGAAAGCGTTCCAGAAATCAAGGAAAAAAGGTAGGCCCCGAAAGGCCCCCATTGTGGGGCCCGACCGGGGAACGCCGGAACAGATTGCGCGGAGGTTTAAGTTGGTTGGAGCGGCCCCGCAGGAATTAGCGTCCTACCCCCTCGGAGTTCTACTCGCCCGGAAAGTCATAACGCAGGAGATGCACAACGCCGGTCTCGACTACGGGAGGCTTTACCGCTGCGTGATTGGAAAACACCAGCGCTCTGCTGGCGGGGATCCCATCCCGGATGAGGTTCTACGGGATATGCAGTCACGCTTTGACGTGATGCGGCAGGCGTTGAAAAACGCAGGTCGTCGGTCAAAGGACGCCGTCGATAACGCGGCCGTGTACGACCGGTTCCCGGGGTGGCTGTTTAGGAAAACGATCCGCGCCGGCGATGCCCGAGAGGCGGAGGCCCTTTGCAGTGGTCTGGACGCTCTGGAGGATGCGTTCGACAGGCGGGAGGCCGCGTGAGATCGAGTGGTTCGATTTCGTACCACTATATAACTGAACTCCCTGCCCCTTCCTCTCCCCCTGTAGTTGACGGGGTAGCCGAGACCTGATAGAAAGGAAAAAGCACCATCTCGCATTGCGCCTGCGGCCTAACCGTCGCGGGCGTTTTTGATTCTGGGGCCTATGGACGACACCGAAAACCTTCTTCAATGCGAATGCGGTTCGATCCAGTGGTCGGTTCTGATGAGATGTGCGTCAACCGACGACGTTCGGCTTGAGGCTGTTCGCTGCGAGGAATGCGAACGCCAGATTCCACTTTCGGATCAGGTCCACTAATAAAATTTCTGCGGGCGAACGGTTCGCGCCGGGTTTGTGTTTCCTCCCTGTCTCACATCCTTCCCGGCTGATGCGGGTTCGATTCCCGCCGCCCGCTCCTTTCTGACGAGGTGTCGTGAGAAACGCAAATGATTTCTATCCGACGCCTCACTCGATTATTCAGGCGCTGCTGGAGAACCTTAACTGGGAACCCGGACAGACTTGGGAGCCCTGCGCTGGAGACGGCAGGCTTGTCACTGCTCTGCTTAACCAAGGCCATACAGTTGTCGCCGGTGACATCGCGGAGGGGTACGACTTTTTTGAGTATCGTGCCGCGCCTGTTTCAACGCTGATAACAAACCCACCGTTCAAACAAATCCGACCCTTCATCGACCACGCCTTCAGGATTGGCGTGGAGCGGATGGCGCTGGTCTGCGCCGAGAGACTGTGGGCCTGCAACAAAGGCCACATCCAGTTCGACCGGCACCGGCCATCGAGGTTCGCAAATCTCACTTGGCGTGAGGACTACTTAAATCGTGGGGGCTCTCCCGACAGGGCGTTGGCAGTCTCGATCTGGGACCGCCCGCACTCGGAGACGTGTCAGTTCGAGGTCTGGTCCAAACCGGAGGTGAAACCGAATGACGTGTAGAAAATGCGGCGGAAAACTGCCGCGCCCTGATTATTGCAACCACTGCGGCCCCCAGAAGGGCGACCGGTGAGGTCTCATGGAAGCTTTGATTCTTGCGGTCGGCGTCAAGCTGTGCTGCGTCGGTTCAGCGGCGGCTGGGGGCGCCTGCAACTGGGCGGTCAACAAAACAATCAAGTGGGTGGATCTGGCCGTTGCCATAGCGGTTGGCTGGGTCTCCGCTGAATTATTCCTTCCCCCTGTGATGATGCACTTCGCGCTGGACGTAACGTGGGGCCCGGCGTTGTCATTCATCATCGGCTTCTCAGCTATCCGACTGCTGCCAGTCATTGAGCAGCGCATCCGAAATCTCATCGAGAAATCATAGATACCTTACGAGCGGTAAATGGCTAAGAACCTTACGGATATCAGATCTTTGGCGAGAGCCCACACGCAGACAGCGATCAATGTCTTGGCCGGGATAATGTCTGAGACATCCGCGCCGGCCTCGTCCCGCGTTGCGGCGGCGGAGGCTCTGCTGAACCGGGGATGGGGCAAGCCCACTCAACCGCACTCTGGCGCTGATGGCGAGGAGCTGCCGGTCTTCAAGGTTGTCTTGGTGGATGCCAGCGACACAGATTGACGTCCAGATCCCGGAGGCGTTCTCCGATCTGTTCAAGCCGGCGAGGTACAAGGCGTTTTTTGGTGGGCGGGGAAGCGCGAAGTCACACAGTTTCGCGAAGGCCCTTTTGCTGGAGGGTGGACAGACCCGCCTGAGGATACTCTGCGCTCGTGAGATCCAGAGATCGATCAAGGACAGCGTGAAGGCTCTGCTCGATGATCAGGTCGAGCGGCTGGGCATGAGCAGCTTCTACGAATCGACCCGCGACGAAATACGGGGTCAGAACGGAACGATGATCATCTTCTCGGGGCTCGGGCACCTGAGTGTCGATCAGATTAAGTCATACGAAGGGATAGACCGGTGCTGGGTTGAGGAGGCCCAAACAATCTCCGAGCGGTCACTGGAGATCCTGATACCGACCATCCGTTCACACGGCTCCGAGTTGTGGTTCAGTTGGAACCCCCGGCACCAGAGTGATCCGGTCGATCAGCGCTTCAGGGGATTAAACCCCCCAACGAACACGATCACGAAACAGGTCAACTACACGAACAACCCGTTCTTTCCTGACGTTCTCGAACAGGAGCGCCAGTACGACTACCAACACTCCCCCGATCGCTACTCACACATCTGGCTGGGAGACTACGAACCACAGGCAGTCGGAGCGATCTGGACGCGGCAGCTCCTCCACGACAACCGCGTTGGCGAGATGCCCGAGATGGAGCGGATCTTGGTCGCGGTCGATCACGCGGTCAGCAGCGAGCCCGGATCGAACGAACACGGCATCATCGTCGTTGGCAAGGGCGCTGACGGCAGGGGGTACGTCCTCGATGACCTGACGATTGCTGGGAGCCCACACCAGTGGGCAACGCGGGCCCTCGCCGCCTACGACAAGTGGGAGGCAGACGGAATCGTGATCGAAAGAAATCAGGGCGGGGATCTTGTGCGGACAACCCTTGAGAGTGTCCGCAAGCCGATCCCCATCATTGAGGTCACGGCATCGAGGGGCAAGCACGTCAGGGCCGAGCCGATATCGAGCCTCTACGCACTGGGGCGCGTCGGCCACGTCGGTTCCTACCCGGAACTGGAGGCGCAGATGTGCCTGATGACCGCCGGCGGATACGAGGGCGAGGGATCCCCCGACCGGGTCGATGCAATGGTCTGGGGGATGACCGAGTTGTTCCCCTCGATAGTCAGACGCAAACAACGCAGACCAAATGAACGGCCACCACAGAACATAAGTTGGATGGGTTGATGGCAAAATACGGCGGCAAGGCAAGCAAGCCCGACGACATCCTTGAAGAGGCGAAAGACATCTTCCGTCGCTGCGAGGAAAACGAATCCGACAACCGTGAGAACGCGTTGGATGATCTGAGGTTTGGTCGTCTGGGTGAGCAATGGGACAAGATCGACGCCGAGAACCGCCAGAGAGACGGCAGGCCCATGCTGACCATCAACCGGATGCCCTCGTACATCCGACAGGTGGT